TGATAATCCAAATACACCTATGCCCTCTTTGTTTGCACTAAGTGAAGCAAGAGTTTCTGTGTAGTCACCATCAATATCAACTGACACACCGTCTGTTCTTACTTTCATGCAACCTTTTTTACCATGAAGTTCATAAGCACCTACAGCTTTACATCCCTCTATCATAACTTTTTTATCAAACACTTCTCGTGTTCCATGTTTAGTTCCAGGGATATATGCTTTGATAGTTCTATCGGGAAATGATGGGTCAACTTCTTTCCAGTTAGTTACTTTAGATTTATCTGACAGTGCAAGATAAATATGTGCAGGTGTCAGGTTTTCAAAACCTTTTGTTTCTAAACGTGACGCAAATACAATACCATCATATCCTATTTGTATCTTTGTAAAGTCACCAATGTTTTCTTTACATCTTACAGCTTCATCTTCTTTCATAAGAGAAGAAGAGTTAGCAATGTCTACCGTGTTTAGGCCAACACCTTCACACATTCTTTTACGTCCTGCTCCTGATCCCCCTGATTCAATTACAGGTGTAGGGAAATCAAAGTTTTCCCCAAAGGCTTCAGCAACAATAGTTGCATAAGGTAATACAGTCGATGATCCTGCAACATGTACGTAATCACGTGCAGTAAGTGTGGTAGCAAACAAAGTTGCACCAACAAAAGCTAACAATTTTTTCATATAATAATCTCCTTTATACATACGTGCCTCTAAAGCACAACCATGTTATACCACACTTTTGTAACATTATTATGACTACGCTCCTATATCTACTACTTCACAAACATCACCAGTGCAAGCAAAGGTTTGGCTTGAACTAGTTCCATCCTCTTTTTCGTAGTCAGATAACACAGACCAATCAATAGCCTTTGGCATCTGCTTTAGTAATGCCTGATATTCTTCCTTAGTGCAATCCTGATATGGTGCTTGCTGATAAGTATGATCAGAGTGTGGTAAAAATGATACACCTGACATTTCATC